TTATGCGGCCTCCCTCGCCCTACACATCTCGGGCAAGTTAGACCTCACCAGTGCCTCAGCAAACGGCGGCGGGACGGCATTACCGCAGCGCGCAACCTGCTTATCCTTCGCATATTTCACGCCGCGGTAATCTTGATCGATGATGTACCACTCGGGAAAGCCCTGCGCGCGGTAGAGCTCATGCGGTTGCAGCATTCGCATCCCGATATCAACGATGCGGTAAGTTACCCCGGCGATTTCCACCAGCCCGGTGCATTCCTCTCCGCAGAATTCCTGCAGGAACGCCAGCACCTGCTGCGCGCGCTCTTCATCATAGTCCTCGACCGCCAGTGTCGTTTTAACCTCCCCTACGTGCTGCCCGCCCGCAGTGATAGTCGGCATCGGTTCATCGGTGCGCTGGCCATCCCGGCAGGTGCCCCGCAACTTAACCAAGTGGGAGGCTACAATAGCGTGGTGATCAACCGTCGTCACCGAGTGTGCGGGCTCATACAGCCCAACACCTGGCCCGGTGTAATTCCCGCCGTAGTGTTTAGCCAGGAACGCGGATACCAACTGAGATTTTCCGCCCCCACCGGCAGTGATAGTTGCGCTTGGCTCATCAGCCCGATGACCGACACTGGCCCCGAATTGCCGGGCGATCACTGGAGCGACGACGCAGGCTCGTGACTCTTTCAGGATGGTGTGAGCAGGTTTATCAAGCGGGCGCGGTTTAGCCTGGTATTCGCTGCCACCGTTGCCAGCGAGGAACGGGACAAGGCCCGCCTCAACAATCCCCAGCGCATGACCATTCCCGCCCGGGCGAGTGGACGTGCCGGCGGTCACTGTCGGTACCGGATCGGTAACTGGCTGCCCGGTGGCGCCAGTGCGGAATTTTGTCAGGTGTGGTACCGCCAGCCCAAAGCCGTGAGTTTTGGTAATCGTCTGCAGCGGATCCGCCAGAAGTTGCCCCCGGAAACAGTCGTATTTGCCGCGTGTCGTTGTGTGATTGCACTTCACGATGAACGGCGAAGCGCTGTCGATAACGAAACGCTGGATACCGCGCGCAATACGTTTCAGTGTATTGACGGCCAGCGGCTTTTTGCGGCCAAAAATCGACGGAGCTGGGATTGACCAGTCGATGCATTCTGCAGCTGTGCGCCATGGTGCCAATTTGCCAGCTAGCACCGCCGGTGATTTCGGGTCCCCGTGGGTAATTTGCGGCCAGACTATCGGTTTCCCGTCCCTTCTCATCACCATGAAAAAGCGCTTACGAATAGTTGGTGCGCCATAGTCGCAGGCACGCAGTTCACGATAATCGACGTCATAGCCTAACCCGGCAACCAAACGCTTTGTCTTTTCGCTCTCCGGCGACAACTCCAGAAACTCACAGCATTCCAACAACGCAGGATGATTTGCAGGAACTCCGGATGTCAGCATGCCGACGAACGCCTGGAACGTTTCGCCAACGCGGTCAGGATCCGGACGCATTTCCGCCGCCAGCAGTGGACCCCACGTTTTGAACTCTTCGACGTTCTCCAGCATCATCACTCGCGGCTCAACATTGAGCGCCCAGCGAATGACGATCCAAGCCAGCCCACGAATTGCTTTCTCGACCGGTTTAGCCCCCTTCGCTTTGGAGAAATGGCGGCAATCTGGCGAGAACCAGGCCAGCCCCACCGGACGGCCGGCGGTCGCAACTTTTGGCCGGATGGAGTAGACCGACTCGCAATAGTGCAGTGTGTCAGGGTGGTTGGTGGTGTGCATCGCTACGGCGTTGGGATCGTGGTTTATCGCAATATCCACACTACGGCCAGTCGCCAGCTCAATACCCGTACTCGCCCCGCCACCACCGGCAAAGTTATCAACGATGATTTCGCTATCTTTCACGCGTATTTCTCCATGGCGCAGGCAAGCGAACCAGCCGCGGCGATAATTGACGGTACGGGCATTTTTTCCAGCCACATGCGGTTGATATGGTGCTGCAGCCTGCGCTGGTGGTGCGCCGGGAGTGTCCCGGCTTTTTCAATCTGAGCGAAGACCATGCTGACTTCCGCTGGCCATACTGTTTTAGGTATGTCCACCAGAAGCAGGCTTTCCAATTCCTGAATGCGTTTGCAGGCATATTCCAGTGAAGGTTCCACTACTTCACCTCCTGCGAGGCGGCTGCGAGCATTGCGTCGTATATATCAAGCGCTATACCACCACAGCAGCGAGCCTGTATGGAAATAGCCTCTCCAATTTCATCGGTCATCTCCTTCGGCACCAATACGTAACCATCCCGTATTACCGGAGAGTTCACAGCCTGTATGGTACCTTCATTGGTGAGGGTACCAGCCTGGAGCATGGCGGCACGGCAGGCGTTCCACCACTTTGCAGCAATGATGCCATCTCTTATAGAGTATTCCGCTCCTCTCGCAGCAGTCATTTCAGCCACTTTTTCAAGTGTTATTTCTTCAGGCAGCACCAGGGCTGACTGCTTATTGATGTGCAGGCGCGGCTCTCCGTCTTTTGGCTCAGGCCATTCGCGCCTTTTGTTCACTGCCAGCTTATCGATCATCGCCTGGGTAATCTGCTCATCTGTAATACCGACACGGCGCTGGGCGTCCCACAGCAGGAACTGCATATCAGCCCATTCCGACAGGTCGCCAGGCTTTTCAGCGGCTTCCAATGCTTCTTTGCTAAGGTGCTTCAGCGGGCCAATCGAGCCAACATTACCGAATGTTGATTGTGCCCACTCGGCATGCTCCTGGCGAATCTGTTCGCGCTCCGGCGCTGATTGAGCGCGGATAATGGCAGCGCGACAGAAATTATAACCCGCAACAAAACTCTCAATAGAACCGCGACCGCCTCCCCAGAACCTCATTGCCGTGCCAATGTTCATTTCCTCCGGCACGATGTTTCTGGCTAAGCTTATTCCATTATCTATTGCGGCCAGGACAATACACGCCAAAGCAGAAGTCTCACCGCATTGAGCTTGATCAGTTTCAATAATTTTGAGCAAGGCTTCTCTGGTTAAGTGTTTTTTGTTCATTGATTGCCTCACTTTCGATATTAATCAAACACCCAAATTCCCAGTACTGAAAATGCTGTTATCACAAACACTATCGCAATAAACTTAAGGGCCAGTGTATAAACACTTCTGTTAGAAACATCACCTTTAAACCTCATACGGCCTCCCCGAGAACCCAACGAAGAGCAAGGGCATATTCACCACCAGCACCTTCTAAAGCTTTAGTAATTTCTTTTCTGGTTTTCAAGCGTGGCTTCGCTTCACCGAGAATCTGGCGCTGCCGCCGGGCTTTTTCATGGCCGGTTGTGCCAGCGGTCGCCAGCTCGATTTCCACTACCTTTTCCCGCTGTACTTCGGGTTTCAGTGATGCCAGTTGACGCGCCTGGGTAACCGTCACGATGCCGGACTCTACAGCGTCTTTGACTGCCTGGGTTGCATCCAAAAGTGACAGCGTTGCACGTACGGTCTGAACGCTACAGCCAAACAACACCGCAATGTCGTCCTCATCGAGCCCGCGGTCGAGTTGGTCTGACATTTTTTTAGCCCGACCAAGCGGTGTATCAGGTCGGCGGATTTCGTTTTCGCTGACCATGTATTTAGCCATCTGATTTGCTGATCCGCGCTTAACGACTCCAGGAACAAGCAGTGCGTCTTTGCCTTCTTTCAGACGGAGTTTATTTGCCTCCACGGTATGTTTAACGCGCTGACGGCCTACAACCACGCAGGTAAGCCCCGTTTCAGGGTCTTTCCAGACGATGATCGGCTCCAGTACACCCAGCTCCGCAATGTTCAGTACCATCCCTTCCTCGATCGGCAGGTGTACACGCTCATCGTAAAGTGGGTGGTTCTTATCGGTGACCAGGTGCAGGTTTTCAGGCTCGAAATTGAGCACGTTTGTTTTGCCGCTGGCACCGTATACATCGATTGAATTCTTAGCCATGAATAGCCTCCTGAACATCTAAAACTCGCTGAAAAACAGGACTGCCAAGCAGGCTGTAATTCATCCCAACAGCAACTTTCGGCACCATCCCAAGCCGCTTCATGTCAAAGTCGATGACGGCCCGCTGATCGCGGAATAATCCCAGACGACCATGCCGGACAACCTCACCAGTCGCTTCTGCTTCGGAAAAATACCGCTGGACAGTAGCGCGGCTCAGCCCCAGTTTTTTCATTGCTTCGGCGGTCGTGAGTCGCCCCTGATGCCTGGTGATCCGAATCACTGCGCGGACGTACTCTCTGCGCTCAACTGCTGACAATGCTCTAGCCATGATTCCGCCCTCTGCCTAAACCGAATTTCGCGCGGATTTCAGCGATTTTGTTTAAGCCCTGCTCGTTACTCAGCGGACGTCCGCCCAACTTTGGGATTTGCTTAACAGGCTCGGGGATAGCTTCACCGGTCTTGATGCGACGAACCATACGCAGCAGCTCGTCAGAGGCTTTACGGCGCAGTTCGGAATCACTCAGTGCATTTGCGCGCATGTCGGTATACAGCCCCGTAACCAGCCAGTAGCAGGCTTTGTGTTTCAGCGTTAACGGTTCGATTTCATGCTCAGGCCATGGGTAAGACTCAGCGTCTGGATACTGACCGCGAGTCCGGCAATACTGGTAAACCATATCAACCAGCTCACTCGCGCCTGGCAGGCCTACAGTTACCGCCTCCTCAGAACGACACCAGGCGACGAACTGCCCCGGCGACGGCATGAAGGGCTTTTCCTGTTTGCGGGCAACACGCATTCCGGCGTTAATCTGCTCCATCGTGGTGATCCCGTTCTCCTTGAACGCCAACAACCACTGGCGACGCATCTCGTTGAGGTCTTCCGCCGATTTGTTGGCCAGCACCGGGAATACGGCGAGCAGCTGGCGGAACAGCTCGTTGAAGATCTCCGCAGTCTTGGCCGCCTGGCGCTTTACCGCCTGCTGGTCTTGCATTTCAGGAAGCCCGGCAGCCACTCGCTGGAAGTTTTCCCGGTCGAAGTTACGCATGCTTTCTGCGATAGATTTCATTCGAGTACCCCGTCGATCCAGTCGGTGTTGTCCAGCACACTGGCGCCTGATTTGTTTTTTGATGGGCCATGGCTACGAAGTCGTTTTGTCGTGAGTTGATCCCACTGTTTGCGTAGTTTTGATGGGCAGAGAATGTTTTCTTGCCAGAAATCATTTTCATTCGCCCACTTGAACAGTTCGCAGATTTCATAGTGAGTGCGCTTGTCCTGCAGACGCATCAGGCGGATGGTGTTCGCCCATTCAACCCAGTTGGGCTCTGAGAGGGAGGCGTTCACGGTGAGGGCTTTATCGAAAATCCATCGCGCGGCTTTGAGGTCGTCAGCTGTTCCCCAGGATTTACCTGCAGGGGTATAAATCCCATCAGCAGCTTCTGGATGACGAGAGAGAAACTCATGAGTTTTCTTGTTTCGGGATTCTTCAGAATTCCGAGACGAAGATCTTTTAATATTGTTTTTGTTATAGTCTTGGGTGTCTACCGTTTCCGGGAAGGTTTTTCCCGATTCCGGGAAGGAAATTCCCGTTTTCGGGAAGAGTTTTCCCGTTTTCGGTTTGTCCAAAATCCAGGCGGATAGCTCGGTATTTATACCGACAGTTTTCATCACACCATGCTTGTGACTAAAAATAATTCCCCGTGCTGCGAGTAGCTTTATCGCATCTGAAACATGAGAATCACTCAAGCCGGTTAATTCAGAAATGACGGTGTTCGTCACCCGATCCTGTTTTTTGTTCCATCCGTAGGTAAGCCAGATAACAGCCTCAAGACACTGCCACTCGCGCCCGGACATACGCAGCCGCGGCTTGAGTTTCTGTATCTCATTGGCGATTCTGGTGTAGCCATTGGACAGGTCGGCCATGCGACCTCCCGTTAGTTCGGTTTTAATCGGAAAATTGATAACTTCAGCGGTATTTGACATACTTCATCCCGTGAATTGACCCAATTAATTCACCCGAAGACCGGCTGTGTTCGAGCACACCGGTCTTCACCCTTTCAGAACAACCCAGCCTGGTCGCCGCCCTTTCGCACTTTGCGCTTTGCTTCCCGGCGTTCAACTGCGCTGGTCTGCTTCTCTGCCCATAACTTTGCGTGTCGCATAACATCGTCAAACATTCCCCCTTTGCGGCTCGCCTGTAACATCCGCTTGTACATAATCGACCGCCTGGTATGCCCCCCCTGAGCCACTGCTTGCGTGAAGCCCTGGCGAAGAAGTTCCTCGCGGACGTTCTTCTCAATAAATTCGATGTGATTCATGGATACCCCGCTTACATCACGCCGAGCATTGAGCTCACGATCGTCATCAGCGCTCCTGTCTGCTCAGGCATTAGCCTGAAAAGTGACGCAATCCCCTCGCTCACTTCCTTCAGTTTCTGGTGCTCTGGCGCGTTCAGCATCACCGCCTGCTTTGCTTCAGCGCATTCCTTCATGGCCGAAGACAGGCGCGACAAAATATCGTCCTGAGGCATCAGACGATGTCGGAACTCCAGCGGAAGAACGGCCATGATTGCCGGGGTAAGAAGGCGAACGTACTCGCGATAGCGCTTAGAATCGGCAGGGTTGTCCAGGTAGCGAAAAAGCTTCTGTCGGGCACGGCTGATATCATCAGGGAACGCGATCTCCTCGCCACCCTGCTGGCGCCACTCATCGATGATGTGGGCCGACACAACGTCCTGCCCTTCAGCTGCTGCCCAGGCACGAACGGCAGAGCGAATTGCGTCGTGATCTGCCTCTCTCAGTTGATTACGCTTTATCAGAGCGCCGGTGTTGAATCCGGTATTTTGTTGAAAGGGAAGTGTTTGCATGTTCAGCTTTCCTGTTTCGGCAGGCCGTCAGTTGGATTTGGGTACGCCTCAGGATCAATTTCATGAGGTGTAACCTGCCAATTAAGAAACTTACAAAGCGCGCGCACTCGTGATGTGGGGACTTTTCCCGAATTCATCCAACGACTTACTGCCTGAGATGAAAGACCCATTGCCTCACCAAGCGCTGTTTGTGTAGTGATTGATTTAACTTTGTTTTTAAGTTGCTCGTTCATGACTCCTCCTTTTGTTGAAAACAAGCATACACATTGAAACCATATGTTTCAATTAAATTACCCCAATTTGTTTCAGTTACTTCTGAAACATGGGGTTGTAAAATGGAAAGTATGACTACCGAAACCAATCAAGTTTTTGCTTACAGGTTTAACCAAGCCATTACTGAGCATGGTTGGAACCTTTCCGATTTAGCCCGCCGCGTTGGTGTAACGCCGCAGGCGGTTCAGAAGTGGGCGAAAGGAATCTCTATACCGCGGGGCAAGAAGATGAAGTTGCTTGCTGAAGTAACGGGAAAGCCCGAGCATTGGTATTTCATGCAGCCTGATACAGATGATCCTGAACTGGTAGCTCAATTAGGTCTTCCAAAAAGACTCGATGTTACTGAAGAGGCGCTCCTTAGCATCTTTAACCAACTTCCCGAAGCTGAAAAACTACGTTTAATCCTTCACGCAAAGGGCGTTTTGAGAGACCTTCAAGCACTAAAAGATGATGTTGGTGATTTGATAAAAGACCTTAATCGCTAACTCCCCTCCCCCTAACGCTGACATAGTCGGCGTTTTTTTTCGCCCTCAATTACTAAATTTAGTTTCAATTGTTTGACTATTGAAATTATTGGTTGTAAATTTAGCGCATCGACAACAAACGCATTGTTGTCAGGTGGCAAACGTTCCGCTGGCCACGTAATGGCTGAGGTTGAAATGAGTAAGCAGGGCATCAGAGCCATGGTCATTTCGGCAGTTATCGGGCTCTTCATCTGGATCGCGCTTTTCTGCGCACTGAGGGAGTTATTTACATGATTGATTTCGCACGCAAACCCGCTCGTCAGCAGGCTGTTCGTTTAAGTCCGCTGTCAGCTTTCATCCGCCGGGTGTGCTACATGCTCGCGCAAAAAGGAGACCCTTCATGAGCACGATGTTTGCCCTGGTTCTCACCGTCAGCATGCTGACGGGCGGTAATCAGGATGTCCTGCTCGGCGTTTACGACACTGAGAATGACTGCAAGGCTGCTGCAGAAGAGCAACACGTGAAAGCTGTATGTTATCCGCTGAAAGGTGTACTGGACGAGCATCCAGCCGGGTTCACGGTGCAAATGTAGTGGGAGGAATGCAGAAGAAGTGCGGTTACTGCCGTAAAGCAATCGAGGGAAAACCAGTGGTTAGCACCCTGTTGTACCTCCAGGGGAACCAGCTCGCACGGAAAGAAAAAGAGTATTGCTCAGAACGTTGCGCTTCTCACGACCAGATGGCTCACGAGGGCTAACGTAAACCCGCCGAAGCGGGCTGTACGTCCGGTGCCACCGACCAAAGTTACACCGGAAATTACCAAAACCAATGACCACCCTGAATGGGCGCTATCAATGGCCCGGGGGATTCTACATCCAAAATAGAGGCTATCAAATGGAATATTTTTATCTGATAAAAGCGACTCAAAAATCGGGTAAAGCTGATGCCGTAATCTGGCGCACTAATAAATCAGAAGCTCGCGCTCTACTCCAGCTCGACGTCGATCTGGAAGACGCTGGGATCGAAACAGGCCGCGGCAAAGACTATCAAAAACCTATTCGCACCGATTTCCCGGTATTCAACGACCTGCCGGCAGAGGGTGTTCTCGATTACTCATGGTGCGAACGCTACCAGCTCGGCGACGATGGTCGCACCTGGGCTTTGAAGCCAGGGCAGGCGCCTGCTGATGTTCATCACGGCGATGATTCCGGAGTATCCGCTGAGCCCGTTAGTGGCGAGCTGGTTGATGCCAATACTGCAGGTGACGCGGCACAGGGTGAGACCGTGGAAACTTTCGGTAGCGATGAATACCAGGACGATTCGAGCGCGCTTTTTAACGTGGCAGAACTCCCCTTTCGTGCTCAGCTGCTGGCGCAGTATATGGCCGAAGAACGTCACGTTTATCATATCAGCATGCCTCACCGGCAGGAGCTGTCAGTTCTTGAAATGGACACTGATAATGCGGCCGTCCAGGATCTGATTCTGGCCGCCGAGAATATCCCTGAAATCAAAAAATACGATATGCCGGCGCTCTGGAAATTCACCAGTGCCAATAAAAAAGTCTTCCCCGAAGGGAAACGGCATGAGCTCGGCAAGCGCATCCAGTTTGCAAAGCTGTGGTTCGCTACTAACGCGATCGACCGCGGCATTCTCACCAGGGAATGGGCTGCCGGTAACTGCATTTCTTCGGTTATGAAAACTGATGCAGGTACGAATGCTGGCGGCGGTAATAAAACCGATCGCAATCCTTCATACACCCATACCCTTGATACGCTCGATGTAGAAATAGCCCTGGCCACAATGCCAATGGATTTCGATATCTACAATTTCCCGGCATCAATTCACCGCCGGGCCAAAGAGATCGTCCAGAAGAAAGAAAGTCCGTTCAAGGAATGGTCTGCAGCGCTGCGCAAGGTTGCAGGCATCCTGGATTATTCCCGCGCAGCAATTTTTGCCCTTATCCGTGGTGCCACCAGCGATGTTCACCATTTCCCGGTAAGTCTGCAGACCTATATCAATGCGAACCTGACCGAGCATAAGCATGACACCCCTTCTGCTGAAACGCTTGAGAAAGCCGGTCATGTTTCATCTGCCGCCGTCACTCTGGACGCTGTGAAAAAGGCTATCGATGGAGATGAAGGTGCGCCTGACCTGGAAACTCTCTCTACTGACTTTCAGGTAATTGGCACCGAACTGGTGAAAGAAGCTCAAAAGAAACGCCCTGACGCTAATCAGGTTCTGGCCGCCGAACGTGGCGAATATGTCGAAGGTATCAGTGACCCCACGGATCCGAAGTGGATAACCGAAGACCTGACCAAGCCCAAACAGCCTGAAGTTTCAAACATGGGCAATGGTGTTTTTTCGATTGATGGTCTGATGGATAGCCAGACATCACCAGCACCAGCATCAGCACCAGCACCAGCACTTTCTATCGTGGACCAGGCGCGCCAGCGCGCTGCAGAAGAAAAATTACATCCAGCTAATTCCGGGGAAACCACCAGCAATGTGCAGATGGAAACGGCTCAGCCGGTCGAAGACGAAAATGATAATGCGGTATCAGCAGGCGAAGGCGCTGATGAACCTCCTGCGCAAACAACTGCCGTGAACATGAGCAAAATACTGGCTGAACGCTGCCCGGATCTTACCGCCGAAGTGCTGAAAAGCCAGGTTTCCGAGAGTGCTCATAGCGATGAAGAGGAAGAGGCTGAACAAGCAGCGCCAGTATGGCCGGAGTATTTCGAGCCTGGTCGATATGAAGGCGTGCCAAATGAGATCTACCACGCCGCTAACGGTATCAGCTCCACGATGGTTAAAGATGCTCGGGTTTCGCTGATGTATTTCGAGGCGCGCCACGTATCCAAAACCATCCAGAAGGTGCGCTCTCCTGTTCTGGATATGGGCAATCTGGTGCATGCACTGGCGCTGCAGCCTGAGCAGCTGGAAACAGAGTTCAGCATCGAGCCGGAAATCCCGGAAGGCGCCTTCACCACGACTGCGACGATCCGCGCGTTTATCGACGAATACAACAACGGGCTTCCGGTTTTGCTCAGCGCAGATGACATCAAGAGATTCCTGGAAGAATACAACGCGACCCTGCCCGCCCAGGTTCCCTTGGGTACATCAGTTGAAGAAACCGGCCAGGGGTATATGTCTTTACCTGCAGAGTTCCAGCGCATAGAGGACGGTCAGAAGCAAACCGCCACCGCTATGAAGGCATGCATCAAGGAATACAACGCGACCCTGCCCGCCCAGGTGAAAACCAGCGGCAGCCGCGATGCCTTACTGGAACAGCTGGCGCTTATTAATCCTGACATGGTTGCTCAGGAAGCACAGAAGGCGCAGCCGCTGAAAGTCTCTGGCACAAAGGCCGATCTGATTCAGGCTGTGAAATCGGTAAAACCGGATGCCGTGTTTGCCGACGAGCTGCTGGATACATGGCGCGAGAACCCGGAAGGAAAAGTGCTGGTTACCCGCCAGCAGCTGGCTACGGCACTGGCCATTCAGAAAGCGCTGTTGAATCACCCGACCGCCGGCAAGTTATTGACGCACCCGAGCCGTGCCGTCGAGGTGAGCTATTTCGGCATTGATGAGGAAACCGGGCTGGAAGTTCGCGTGCGTCCTGACCTTGAGATAGACATGGGCGGCCTGCGCATCGGTGCGGACCTGAAAACCATCAGTATGTGGAACATCAAGCAGGAAGGCCTGCGCGCGAAGCTGCACCGGGAAATCATTGAGCGCGATTACCACCTCAGCGCGGCTATGTACTGCGAAACCGCAGCGCTGGATCAGTTCTTCTGGATATTCGTTAACAAAGACGAGAACTACCACTGGATCGCCATCATCGAGGCATCCGAAGAACTGCTGGAACTCGGCATGCTGGAGTACCGCAAAGCTATGCGCGCCATTGCGAACGGTTTCGACACTGGCGACTGGCCGGCGCCGATTACCGAAGACTACACCGAAGAGCTTAACGATTTTGATGTGCGCCGTCTCGAAGCGCTGCGCGTAAAGGCATAAGGGGGAATAACAATGTCCAATTTAGTCGCAACTACTGACAACCAGACCCAGAAGATCGACAACGTTTCTATCCTGACGAACGGTGAATTGTTCAACCGCCTGCGCACGCTCTCGGAAGTAATGGCCAATAGTGGAAACTTCGTTCCTGAGCATTATCGTGGGAAACCAGATGCGTGCATGGCTGTTGTGATGCAGGCCGCGCGCTGGGGAATGGATCCTTTCGCTGTAGCACAAAAGACTTTCATCGTTGGTAATTCAGGTGTGCTTGGTTATGAAGCGCAACTGGTTAACGCAGTGATCAATACCATGGCTCCGACAAAAGACCGTATTCACTTTGAATGGTTTGGGGCATGGGAAAACATCGTTGGACGCTTCGTGGAGAAGACAAGCAGCCAGAACAAAAAGTACATCGCACCGGGCTGGAATTTGAAAGATGAAGCTGGCGTGGGCGTTCGCGCCTGGGCAACCCTCAAAGGAGAATCAGAACCTCGCGAGCTTGTGCTGATGCTTTCGCAGGCACAAGTCCGCAACTCTACACTATGGGCGAGCGACCCCCGCCAGCAACTGGCCTATCTTGCCGTTAAACGTTGGGCGCGACTGTACTGCCCGGATGTGATCCTCGGGGTCTATACCGCCGATGAAATTGACGAGCGCGAAGAAAGGGTTATCAACCCGGCGCAGACAGAAAAAGTCACGCTGAATGAGATAACACACTCCGTTGGCGATTCCACCAGCACGCAAGAGCCTGCATCTAACGTCAACTCTGTTGCTGACGAACTCCGAGACCGGATTGATACAGCTGACTCAGTGGATCAGGCAAAAGCCATTCGTGCAGACATCGAATCACAGAAAGCTCTGCTGGGTACTGCCTTGTATACCGAACTTAAGAATAAGGCGGTGAAGCGCTACTACCTTGTTGATGCGAAGAACAAAGTTGAGGCCGCCATAAATTCACTCCCTAACCCTGGGGATCCGGAAGCCGAAGCGTTATTCGCAAAGGCAGAAAGCACCCTGACCTCAGCACGCCGCCACCTCGGTGATGAACTGTATGACCAGTTCCGCATCACCCTGGACGACATGAAACCGGAATACGTGGGCTAACCAGATTGGGAGGGGAAACTCTCCCGATTAAGGAATGTATATGCGATTGATTAATCGGAGCAAACACTCCCCTCTGGGCCGCCAGGCGTGCGATGCGGCGCTGGCTAAGCACGTAGAACGTTACGGCGATTATGGACGCAGCCAGATGAAAGAGACGTATACGGTGCAGATTGAAGGAGTAAAGGTCTGGGTGGAGGTGGTGAACCGTAAAGCAAGTTACGTGGCCACGGCTATGACCGGCATGCGCCGGTTGAGAGCCCTCCCCGGGCAGGTCGCCTGATAACAAATTATCAATCCACTACGGCGCGCATGCTTATACTCGGCATGTCGCCAGAGAGGTTTATATGGCGCAGATCATTTTTAATGAAGAGTGGATGGTTGAAAAGGCTCTGATGGCACGAACTGGCCTTGGAGCCCGGCAGATTGAAAGTTACCGGCAAGGAGCCTGGATAGAAGGCGTTCACTTCAAAAGAGTTTCCCCTTCTGGCGAAAAAACTTTGCGCGGGACTACCTGGTACAACTATCCGGAAATTAATAAATTTATCCGGGATTCGTAAATGGCAACACTACCTACAGGCGTGGAGATTCGTGGTAACAGAATATGCGTCTGGTTTATGTATAAAGGTAAGCGCTGCCGCGAAGTGTTAAAGGGGTGGGTTGTAAGCCCCGCAAACATAAAAAAAGCTGGTAATTTAAGAGCGATAATTACCAGCGAAATAAACATGGGGGAATTTGATTACGGGCGTCGATTCCCCTCATCCAAAAAGGCAGTAGCGATTAACACCACGTTACATGTGAGCACATTTCATGAACTGTGTGAACTATGGCTTAAAATTAAAGAAACTGAAATCAGCGCCAATACTCTAAAGAAAACAAAATCCCAGATTGATACAATAATAAAAATCATGAACGGAAACACTATGCTCACTGCTATTGGATATAGTGACGTTCTTAATTGTAGAAACGAATTGCTAACAGGCGAAACCTTCTATTCAAAAAACAAGCGTAAAAATAAAAAAGGCAGAACAGTTTCGACTGTCAACAATTATGTTTCTTTACTGTGCTCAATTCTGAATTTTGCGTACATGTCGGGTTTTATCCAACATAAACCATTTGAGAGCGTAAAAAGCCTGCGTAAAACAAGGGTTAAGCCTGACCCACTTACAAGAGAGGAATTTGCAGCCCTCATGGCAAGTGAACGAGGCCAAAGCCAGAACATGTGGAAATTCGCCGTCTATTCTGGTGTGCGGCATGGTGAGCTGGCGGCTCTGGCATGGGAAGATGTCGATCTGGATAAGGGCGTGATACACGTTTGCCGGAATCTGACAGCAAACGGCATGTTCGGCCCACCAAAAACAGCGGCAGGAAACCGGACGATACAATTGCTCGGCCCTGCCCTGGACGCGCTGAAAGCGCAGCATGAACTGACAGCTGGACATCCGGTATCCACTATCACGTTTCACCACAGGGAATACGGCTCAAGCGAGGAACAGAATTTGCGATTTGTTTTCATGCCGCGGAGACGGAAAGGCGAGCAAAAACCCTGCTACTCGCACAGCAGTATAGGCAGCAGATGGGAAGCTGCAGTAAAACGCGCTGGCATTCGCCGCAGGAATCCGTACCATACGCGGCATACTTTTGCCTGCTGGCTCCTGACGGCTGGCGCAAACCCGTCTTTTATAGCCAATCAGATGGGGCATGAAAACGCGCAAATGGTGTACGACGTTTATAGTACATGGATAGAAGAGATGAACGGCGACCAGGTTTCTATGTTGAATTCCCGGCTTGGGCTTTAA